AACTTTGAAGATGTTTATTACGTAGGAGAGGTTAAAGCAATGACAATACCGGAGGTTAAAAAACTTTTTCCTAAAATATCAAATGAGGAATTAGCAAAGCTTCAAAAATATAATAGCAGTAATAATTTTATATACGGAAACGGTGCGTATGATGGAAATACTGTTCAAGTTTTATTTTTTGAATATAAATCTTATATGGATCAGGTGTTTAAATTAAAACAAACTGATACAGGTTTAGAAAAAATATTAGAAAAAACTGATACTTTTGATCCCCCACCGTCTGATTCTTTTTCTAGAGTAAGCAGAAGTATAGAGGTATTGTTTGAAGGTGTTAAAGTTTTAGGTACAGATGTATTATTAAAATGGGAATTATCAGAGAACATGACAAGACCTATGGCTGATACAACTAAAGTAGAAATGAATTATGCTATATCTGCACCAAGAATGTATAAAGGTAGAATAGAATCTTTAGTTACTAAGACTATGGGTTTTGCAGATATGATTCAACTAACTCATTTAAAACTACAACAAGTATTGTCTAGGATGGTACCAGATGGTGTATTTTTAGATATGGATGGTTTAGCTGAAGTTGATCTTGGTAACGGTACTAATTATAATCCTGCTGAAGCTTTAAACATGTACTTTCAAACAGGTTCTGTTGTAGGTAGATCACTAACACAAGACGGTGAATTAAACAGAGGTAAAGTACCTGTTCAAGAATTATCATCTTCTGCTGGTCAAGCAAAAATAAGTGCTTTAATATCTACATACAATTATTATTTACAAATGATAAGAGATGTAACTGGATTAAGTGAAGCTAGAGATGGTAGCTTACCAGATAAAGATACACTAGTTGGCTTACAAAAAATTGCAGCTCAGCAATCAAACATTGCAACAAAACATATTAATAATGCTAGTTTATTTTTAAGTTTAAGATTATGTGAAAACATATCTAAAAAACTAGCGGATGTATTAAACAATCCTTTAACAGCTAACGCTTTGATGGAAAGTATTTCAGTTTACAATACACAAACATTAAATGAAATTAAAAACTTATCTCTTCATGATTTTGGTATATTCTTAGAATTAGAACCAGATGAAGAAGAAAAAGCTAAGTTAGAACAAAACATACAAGTTGCTTTACAAGCTGGTGGTATAGAATTAGAAGATGCTATAGACTTAAGACAGATTAAAAATCTAAAGCTTGCTAATCAAATGCTTAAGCAAAGACGTAGGTTAAAGCAAGAAAGAGATCAGAAGGTACAGCAAGCAAACATGCAAGCTCAAGCCGCTGCAAATGCTCAGTTAGCTGAAAAAACAGCTATGGCTGAAGTTCAAAAACAACAAGTATTAACTGAACAAAAAGTTAATGTAGAACAAGCTAAGTCACAGTTTGAAATACAACGAATGCAAACTGAAGCTGAAATAAAGCGTATGCTTATGGCTGAAGAATTTAACTACAACGTTGAATTAACTAGAGCACAAAGACAAACAGAGTCTTTAAAAGAAAAAGAAATAGAAGATAGAAAAGATAAAAGAATCAAAATGGAGGGTACTCAACAAAGTGAGATGATACAACAACGTCAAACTGATGGGCCACCTAAAAACTTTGAATCAAGCAATGATAGCATAGGAGATTTTGGATTAGAAGCTTTTTCTCCTAAATAATTACTAATTTTATAATATTATATTATGTCAACACAAACAAAAACAGATGAGCCTGTTAAACAGGAAGGTGACTTTAAATTGAAGCCAAAAAAAACAACACCTAAAAAATTAGGTAGTATTAATAATGATCCAATTAAAGTTGATTTAACTAAACCAGAGGCAACAGGGGAAATAATTCCTAGTGTCACAAAGGTTACAATACCTAAAGACGATGCCATTTCAAAGCAAGAAACAGGAAAACTACCTGAAGATCAACGAACCGGAGATATACAAAAAGTGGATGAACAAGTACGGCCCAGCGAAAGCGTGGAAGTACAAGAACCCAAACAAGAGGATTCTGTCGTTGAACTTGAAGAAATAACAGAACAACAAGAAACAGAGGTTAAAGAAATTAAACAAGAAATTGCTGAAGCAAAAAGAGATGAGCAAGTTCTTGGTAAAGCTTTGCCTGAAAATATAGAGAAGCTAGTAACCTTCATGGAAGATACTGGTGGAACAGTAGAAGATTACGTAAGATTAAATCATGATTATAATAAAACTGATGATGTAACTTTACTTAATGAGTACTACAAACAAACAAAACCTCATTTAGATGGAGAAGAAATTGCTTTCTTAATGGAAGACAATTTTAATTTTGATGAAGAGGTTGATGAAGCTAGAGATGTAAGAAAGAAAAAACTAGCTTTTAAAGAAGAAGTTGCAAAAGCCCGTAAAGAGTTAAACGTTCTTAAAGATAAATATTATCAGGAAATCAAGTTGAGACCTGGTATATCTCAAGAACAAAAAAAGGCTACGGATTTTTTCAACCGATACAATGAGCAACAAGAGGTGATGCAGAATAACCATCAGGATTTTAAAAAGAAAACTGACGAATTGTTTAACGTCGAATTTCAAGGGTTTGATTTCGATTTAGGACAAAAAAAGTTTAGATATAAAATTTCTAATCCTAAACAAGTTGGTGAAACACAAACTGACATTAGTAAATTTATAAATAAATATACTGATGACAAAGGTGTTATCACTGATACACAAGGTTATCATAAATCGCTTTACGCTGCAATGAATGCTGATAAAATTGCTAATCATTTTTACGAACAAGGTAAGGCTGATGGTGTAAAAACTATAGTCGACGGTTCTAAAAATATCACAAATGAAAAGCCAAGGCAAGTTGCCGACGGAAACGTTTTCGTAAACGGATTAAAAGTAAAATCAATTAGTGGATTGGATTCAACAAAACTAAGAATAAAAACTAAAAAATTTAACTAACTTTTAAAAATTAAAAATTATGGCTTTAAGTCCACAGTTTGGAAGTATTATACCTTCTCAAGCTCAATCAATTCTTGCTAGCAATTACCTTCAATTTGACGGTGCTGGTGCGAATTCAAATAACTTTGCTCAACAATTTCTACCGGAATTGTATGAACAAGAAGTAGAAAGATATGGTAACAGAACGTTATCAGGATTTTTACGTATGGTAGGCGCTGAAATGCCTATGACTTCAGATCAAGTTATATGGTCTGAACAAAATAGATTACATATTGCTTATAATAACTGTACATCTGCATCTGCTGCTGGAACAATTACTATTCCTGTAACTGCTGCAAATGCTGCTAACCCTATTATAAATGTAATATCTCCAGGATCAACTATCGTTGTAATGGACAACTTTGGAAACGAAGCAAAATGTTTTGTTAGAGTATCTGACACAGCCTTAGCTGGTGGTGGTGGTAACCCAGGACAATTAAGTGTAGAGCCTTATGGTTTTGCTAACTTAGTTGCTGCTGGAATTGCTGATGGTGCTGCTAAGAAAATATTTGTTTACGGTTCTGAATTTCAAAAAGGAACATCAACTGCTAACGCTCCTGTAGGTGCTAACACTTACGCAGCTGTTAACAATCCGCAAGTAACGGTTACTCCTTCTTTTACTCAATTTTCTAACTCTCCTATTATCCTTAGAAGTACTTATACTATCAATGGTTCTGACACAGCTCAGATCGGTTGGGTAGAAGTTTCTACTGAAGATGGTACTGGAGGTTATTTATGGTACTTAAAAGCTGAGTCTGAAACTAGACTTAGATTTGAAGATTACCTAGAAATGTCTATGGTAGAAGGTGAATTATCTGCTGGTGGACCTGCTGCATTAACTGGTCAATCACTAGGTATGCAAGGTTTATTTGCTGCTATTCAAGCAAGAGGAAACGTGCAAGTAGGCTTTAGCGCTGCTGCTGGTTTAGATTCTTTTGATGCTATTCTAAAAAATCTTGATACTCAAGGAGCTATAGAAGAAAACATGCTTTTCTTAAATAGATCTTCGAATTTAGATTTTGACGACATGCTAGGATCTATCTCTGGTGGATTTGCTGGTGGTACTGCTTTTGGTTTGTTTGAAAA